CGTCCACATCCTCAATTTTGCATAATGTCCGGCCCACCCAGATATAAACTGGCTGGCTTAACACGATCCCCAAAAGGTACACGAATAGGATTTTGTCCCACATAGCACTCCCTCCCTTCTCTTAGAGTTATTTCTGGGAGCCGTTCACTCTTCCGTCATATCCCAGTGCCTGTTCCCGTGTTGCCATCGTCAGCCCTCCTTTTTAAAGTAACTCAGCAGTTTGTCGTAGCCAAACATCGCTGCGTAGGCGACTAAAAAGCCGATGATAATAAACGCTGCGATGATATACCACGCAAGCGCCATACCTTTGATCTGCCAGTATGCCGTAAAGACTGCCACGGTAAGGATCAGGGACAGCGCCAACACAAAGACGTTAATTACCTTCGACCCCTGCACCCAGTCAAACGTTCTTTTTGCTACCTCGGTCACGATATTTACCAGCGCCGTCAGAGCGCCTACAATAAGTAAAATCTGGCTGATAAGTTCTGTGTAGTTCATATTTTTCCTCGCTTTCTAAAAAAAGGATCTAAAATACTCCGTCATTGTCTTGACTTCCTGATCTGATTTTAAACACATTTTCTACCCCGGCTTTCGCAAAATAGCCGAATACACACGTCCGCAGGATATCGGATGCCTGCTCGATGTATGTACCAAGATAGGAAAAGTCTTGAAAATACCACATAGCTGCACACGAATAGAAAAAGCTCATGACGTACAGCACGGAACATGTAACCACAAGCTTTTTGGAAAATTCCCACAACCATGTTTTCTTGTTTTTTTGCCGTCTTTTCATTCTCTCACCGCCTACTCTGCATCAATTCTGCGACCTGATCCGCTTCATGCATCGGAATTACTTCCAGTGCTCTCATAGCGGGCTGCACAACCGTGTGCATGTGCCCGTCTCCGCCGTTTTTTTCGTAGTCTCCGAACATGTCCCAGAACGCACTCGCTTCCATTTCAGACCACGCCTGCCGTGGGTTCGTTTCCTGGCTTGTGTAATACCGGTACGCATAAAGCAGCCGTTCCCGAAGCTCGTTGCGCTTTTGCTTTCTCCGTTCTGCTTCGATTTCTTCAATCCGCCGCATGACGTCCTCCTGAAATTTTTGCATCTCGTCCATACGCTCCGTGAGCTTTTTCTGAATATCAAGGGACTGTTTCCGCCATTCTGGATATTTCGCTTCTTGCTCGATGATCCGGGTGATCTGCTCATCTTGGGCTTTTTTTAAGTCATGCTGCTCGACGATGACCTTTTTCATTTTCCAATAGATTTTGCACAAAAATACAAACGCAGCTACAAGCAGGATCAGTGATCCCACGCTGTATTTGCCAAACACTTCTATCAATGCATCCATTCCGCTTCCTTTCTGCCCTCATTTAAGCACTTACCGTCACATGTTATCTCCTCGTCATCGCAATCTGCGTACCTCCGGCATGCGCACTCGATAACGTCAAGATCTACCTCGATCTCCTCCAGGGTTTTTGTCGGCGTCCCCTTAATCAGGAAGATTAAATCATAGATTGCCGACCATAATTTGGAGATAATCTGTAACTTTGTCATTTATCGCCCTTCCTTTTCTGGAAAAGATGGTAATGCGGTTTATCCTCTCCAAAGAACTTCCAGCGAATCACATCATCCAGAAATATTCCCGCTGCCGACAGAAGGAACCACAGCAACGTAAATTGCGGACATATCTGACCAAGTATATTTCCGGGCATGTTACTGTAATCCCACATATTCAGCCCCAACCATATATTCAGGATCAACCCGGAAATAAATTCAATCGCCGTGATCCCGGATGCAGCTATCGCCATCTGGAGGACCAAGGGCATACACCTGTTTTTCTCATTCAGCGCACCACAGATAACGAAACACAGTCCGCCGCATCCTGCCATTGCCGGAAATGAATATCCCCGGAAGATCACTTCCAGGGAATAATAAAAAACTCCTCCGATCAGGAAGAGTGTCAGGTACTTTATGATTTTTTTCACTATGCAATACCTCCGGATGCCAGAACCTTCATGTAATCTTTCAGCACCTCATTCTGGAACTCTTCCGGGATTTCAGCTCCCCACCGAATCTGCTCCAGATTGCTTGCTTTCTCTGCCGACTTAATCCACATATTCAAGGCATTGCAATATGTTGTGTTATAAGACACATAGAACATCGCTTTATTGACGATGTTCTGCATATCCTCAGCCGAGAAATACTTGCAAGGCTGTCCGTCCTCGTGGTATTCCAACTTTTCCACTCCGGCCAGCAACTGCATTTTCTTGCCGAATAAATTGATCTGATCCTTTTCAGTCAGGCTGAAATGTTCCACTCCGGAAGATGTGCTCACATCCACGCCAGCATATATTGTCTGCTCACACGCAGAGGCAATTTCCCGGTATTTCGCTTTTCTGGCATCTTCCAGTCTCAGGTCTTTCACGCTGGAAGGATCCGGAACCTCTTCAGCTTTTGCAAACCAGTAATCAAAATCAGATTCGATCTCTTCCTGAGTTACTTTGCCCTGGTAATGGAACTGAATTTCGTCACACTCCCACACCTTGTACTTATTCTTTTTTCCATCCTGGATTTCTTCTTTCTCCGCCAACTCAATGTTTTTACGCAGGATAATGTCTGTTCCGGAAAATACCGGATAGATCTCAACTACTGATGGCTGCGATAAGTAAGATTCTCTTCTCATTTTCTACTTCCTTTCCGTGCTTGCTCGCACTGTATGAGCACAATTTGAATAGTTCGTCAAAGCAATACTTTCTCCGAAATTTCAGGCTATTGCTGTATATCACCCACCCTTTATAGGCAGCGATTCGGCAGGCTCTCCACCAGGGAACAAATCCCTTGGATTTATAATCGTTCCAAGCCCTTAATACCTGTCTCCGGATTCTCCGGAATA